CGCCACCTCGCCCCACAGACCTGGAACTCCGGGAAACTTCGCCGGAATTTGGGTTCCCACCGATCGCGTACTTAGCGCCGTGGTCCGTTCGGCACTTGGGACAGGCCCAAATGGACCACAGGCGTGGTACATTGTGGCCACACGTCGAATCACCGACGAGCAACGGAGCAACGCGACATGATCAAGAGGCGCAGCAGAAAGACGGGGACGATGTACACGGTGGACCGGAACCACGAGGGCAACGGGTGGCTGACGATCTGCGAGGAGCACGCGTCGGTGCTGACCTCGGCTACCAAGGCTCTCGCGCTTGCGGCGATCCCGCACCCGGACTGGTGCCCGGACTGCCAGGACAGGATGGACGCGCTGGAGATCCTCGCGGAGGTGGGCCAGTGACCCGCAAGCCTCGTGTCGGACTCGTCGTGCTGTCCCCTCCGCCTCCGCGCACCGTGGACAAGGAACGCAACCCCTCGGGGTGGTATCGAGTCAAACTCGATCGCCGGACGCACACGTACACCGCGATCCTCCACCACGGAGATGAGTACGAAGAGCACCCGGGCTTCGCGTCGCGTCGTGAGGCAAACGTGGCCACGTGGGATATGCAGTTCTGGCGCGTGTGGTCTGCGTTGTACGCGGATGGGAAGGTCCACGCTGCGCCCGGGTACGGCGTCTACCTCGTCGTGCTGGAGTCGTGGGAGCGCAAGCTCGTGAACTACTCGACGGACGCGCAGGTCCGCAGGCACATCCTCCGCAAGGTGGGAGGTGGCAAGTGAAGACCCGCAAGCGCAACGGCCAGGGTTGCCCGCACTGTCACCGTCCGTGGCCGCGGGTGTGGCTCGTCGAGATCGTCGACTCCGACGGTAACGCGCGCGTGTTCACGCACGACGGCCAGGCCGTGGTGATGCACACACGTGATCACGCGGAGCGCGTGGTGGCCGCGATGGCCCGCGAGACGGGCGCGATGATCTTCCGCGTCGTCGAGGCGGAGGTCTACTCGTGACAGCCCCGCGTGGCTCGTGGACCTGCAAGTGCGGGACGCTGAACATCGGATCGATCTGCACCGCGTGCAGCCACCACCTCCACGGCCCGCAGCGTCCAGATCCGTGGGCGCATCGCGACGGGACCGCGCACTCCGCGGACGGTCCGCGTGGGTGCTACGGATGCGCGAACGTTCGCACGCTCGCGGCCCTGACGAGCAAATCCCGTCGTACGAAGTAGACCGCGCGATGCCTCGTAGCTCGCGGCATGGCAGCCCGAGCGCGCGCCACACGAATCACTCACACAGGAGCAACGCGACATGAGCAAGGGCAAGAGCAAGAGCAAGAGCAAGGATCCGTCGACGTCGAAGAGCAAGAGCAAGGGGCCGCGCTGTCTCGCCTCGCATCGGATCCATGGTCCGTGCGTGTTCCGTGACGGCCACGCCGGGGAGCACGCGTCCGCGGACCACGGCGAAGGCTCGTTCTCGTGGAGCGATTCCGCGAAGCCTCGCCGAATTACGAAGGAGTACGCTCTCAAAGTCCGAGTCACCAGCGCGGAGCACGAGGCGATAATCCGTCACGCGTCGAACCTCGGTACGGGTGTCTCTGAGATAATCCGCCGAGCGCTACAGACCTATCTCGGAGTTCGCTCGCTCACCGCGGGACCGACGGGCTCCGACGAGCAACCGGTTATCCCAATCACCACGGAGGATCTCTAATGCACACGCGCCGCATCGCGATCGCGCTCGTCGTCTCGCTCGTCTCGGGCTGCGCCACGGACTTCGATCCGCGGCCGCTCGGGGGGCTCTGGGAAGTGGACTACGAGATCACGGGGTGCGGCTACCCGAGCGGGCGGATCCAGTTCGGGGTTACGCCCCAGGCGGACGGGACGGCCACGGTTGACGGTGCGGGTCAGCTCGACGCGAACCGCGCGCACGTGCCGATCGATGGCGGTAACGGTGGGGGCCCGGTGATCGGCACGCTCTCCCTGGATCTCCACGACGACGGGACGCGCGCGGACGTCGAGGATGGGGACTTCCTCGGGCTCGACGGCTGCGCCGCGGAGGCCGTGGTCTCGCTCGCGGGCAGGTGGCGCGCTTGAGCAAGCGGAAGCGTCCTGACCGCGCGACGTGGCGCGAGGCGGAGCGCACGGCCCGGGCGATCGACATGATCACCGAGGACGAACAGCGGGACCTCCGCTCGCGTGCGGAGGAGGATCTCCGCGCTGCGCACGCGGCCCGTCGGTGCGCGCGCCCGGGCTGCGGTCACGCGCGTGTGAGTCACGCGGAGGTATGGGGCGCAGAGGACTTCGGCGCATGCTTCTGCACGTGCCCCGGGTTCCTGCGGGTGTTCGGTCCGGCGGAGCGTCTTGCGATGCTCATCGAGGCCGGTGATCGGCTGGACGAGTCGCCCGAGGCTCTGGACGCGTTCCGGGCTGTCCTCGCGATCGTCAAGGGCCCCTAACCCAGTCCCAGAGCGCGCGCAAGAGGGCTGGCCTACGGGCTGGCCTTCCGTGTTTTCGGGTAAGCCACGTTCCTTGACGCGCATCGGGGATGCCTGATATGCCTTCGCTTGGGTGTCCCCCAAACGGTGCACATTCGCTGACGAGAACGGGACCGAGTTCCCTGCCGAGTTCGTGTGCGTGTGCACGTGCGGCCGCGAGATCCACGCGGCCTATCTGCCCGGGCAGCCGGGTGCGGCCCCTGTCGGGGTGGTGCACGAGGCTCCGATCTGCGGGGCGTTCGATGCGCTTGAGCCGGACGAGTTCCTGACGTGGCTGCGCAAGCGCTACGAGAAAGGGGGCACGGGACCGAGTTAAAGCCGCGGGTGCGAGCGCAAGGTCGCGCACGCGGGCCTTATAAGCTCGATGGCGCGGGTTCGAGTCCCGCCGCACCCATCTAAGCGCGCTTGGCGGAAACCGGCATACGCGGCCAGGAGTCAAGCCCCCGGCTAGATCCCGCCGTGCGTAGGCCCGCTCCCTCTGTGAGCCCTGCTGGTCATAGGGCTGCGCGTGTCGCGGGACAAGGCAGACGAGATCCCGAGGGAGACGAGCATGCACACGGCGGTTACGGGTTCGAACCCCGTAGCGCGCACCGAGGACAAAACCGAAGAAAGGGACGGATATGGAATCTCTCACGGCCGCCATGGATGCGGCGTTCAAATTCAAGACCGACGAAGGGGCGAAGCCATGACCGCGGACGACTTCAAGCGGAAGATCCTTAAGGCCTTCTTAAAAGACTTGAAGGCCGAAGAGGAGGAGGAAGTCCGGCGCAGGTACCGCGAAGAGATGAACGTGATCTATGTTCGTGAGTACACGGTCAGCGCGCACGTGTATCAGCGCAAGCCTAAACCGCTGCGCCGTCGGGTGTCCCCCAAACGTGCACCGTCGACGAACGCGGACACCACGACGATCACCACGTGACGGAGGGGCGTGGCATACTCGGAGACGTGGACCCTGTGGTGCACATCCTCTGGCACGGGGCGGCGCTTTGCGGGTTCGAGTCGGACCGCGTGCCGGGACAGTGGAAAGAGCGGTTCCGTGCGGGCTAGGATCGCGCCCGGTCGATCGAGGCCCCTTTGATGAGGCTCCACGTGTTCCTGTTCGGTGGGATCGTCGACGTGCTCCGCGCGCTCGTCGAGTTGCTGACGTTCCTGCTCTTGCCGGATGATCGGGTCTTCTGATGCTCGTTGACTACGCAGGCGCACGCGGACGGCTCACGCTCGATCGCGCGTACCACCTCGGCGACGCGTGGGGATTCCAGCCGAAGATCGACGGGTGCTATGCACGTGTGTCCACCGATCGCGAGGGCCGCGCGGTGCGTATCCTCGGGCGCAACGGCCGCGAGATCATCGGCGCGCGCGATCTGCTCGGGACGCACACGGGCCTGCGGAACGCGGTCCTGTGCGGCGAGTGGGACGGCGGGACCGAGGCGGGACGCAGGGCCACGGCCAGGCGCGGCTACTCCGCGATCCACGTGTTCGATCTCGCCATGCTCGCGGGCCAGGTCGTGCACTCGTGGGAGTTCGCGCGGCGCCATGCGTGTCTTACGGGCCGCGCGCTGACTCGCTGGGACCTCTGGACCGTCGACGCGGAGGGGCGCGCGCACGAGCGGACTACGGGGCGCTTTGTTCGTCCCGTCCCCGTCGACGGGCGCAGGTGGCCGATCGTCCCGCTGGAGTCAAACTGCGGCGCGTTGTGGCGGGACTACGTAGATCGCGAGGGTGGCGAAGGCCTCGTTGCGGTCCGCCTCGATGCGCCACTCGGCGCGCGCAACGCCAAGCGGAAGATCAAGGCGACGGACACGATCGACGCGACGGTTACCGAGGTGGGCAAGCGCGCGGCTCAGCTCGTCTGGCGCGGTCACACGTTCGTGGTCAGTGCGCGCGGCTCGATGGGGCTCAAGGTCGGGGACGTGGTGGAGGTGGCCCACGACGGATTCTATGAGGCTGGCGCTACGCCGCGGTTCGCGCGCATCGCGCGCAGAAGGGATGATCTCTGATGGCTCGCATTTCTGTTCGTCTCGACACGTCTACAGATCGCGTGTTCCTCCACGTCGGAGGCCTCGGGACGTTCACCCTAGCGGAGGCGATGGTGTTCGCTACGGACCTCTACAACGCGATCAAGGCAGCCCAGGAAATGGAACGGCCGCACCCGTTCGAGTTGACGCGGGCCGCGGAGGTCATGGGACACGAGCGTCAGCCGAGTGCGCGCGTCCGCATGCGGCGCTAGCTTTGTGGCACCCCGCGAAAGTGTCTGCCTAGCATCAGGCGCCCGGTCCACCGGGCACGGGAACGTCGGTCATCCATGCCGCGCCGTGTAGCCACAGCGAAGCAAGACTAAACCGAGGGGTGTCACTCTGCGGAGGTGGCGTAACTGGCAAACGCGCCCGGCTCAAGCCCGGGTCTCTGCGGGTTCGAGTCCCGCCCTTCGCACTTGCCCATGTAGCTCAGTGGCCAGAGCTACGGTTTCGTAAATCGTGGGTCCCCGGTTCGAGTCCGGGCATGGGCTCTATGGCTCTATGGCTCTGACGGTTCATCTGCTCGTGCACCCGAAGGATCGCGCCACGTGGGGAAAGCACGTGTGCTCGACGGTAACCAAGCGGCCACGGTCGCGCCTAGATCGCTTCACCTGGATCCGCGCGGAGTCCACGTGCGCCGCGTGCCTCGCGCTGACGCGGAGCCCGTGGAGCCCACTGCCGCAGCCGCGCTAGTCCTCGTCTATCGCCTCCCCGAACTCGCGGACGTTCGCGACTAGCTTCGCGGCTTCGTCGAGGATCTTCTTTTTCATGTCCTCGGCCTGGCCTGCCATATCGTCAACGGCCTTGTAGAGCGCAGCGCGTACCCCTGGATCGTTCACCAGGCTTGCCGGGCTGAGCAACCCCGGGACGAGCGAGCGCAGTTTTTCGATCATGACGCTGAGCCCTGCCCCCTTGAATGTGCGCGCGTCGAGTCGGTTCGCGGGTACGTTGATCGTCCATGCGCGTTCCTTCGGGTTCGCCGCAGCATGGATCCCCTTGGCCAGCCGGCCCGAGTCATTGAACAGCCGGCTGTCCGACGCAGCTCCGGGCCGCATCGGGCCCATCCGTCCGCCTGCGTAGCGTCGCGTCGCCCACGAGTCACCGCGATCGAACGCGGCCCGGGCGTACTTACGCGCTAGCTGGGTAGCGAGCGAGGCCGGGGATCCGATCGCGCGGATCTGCGCGCCGATCGCTGTAGCGATGGCCACGGCCACGCCACGCCCGAGGCTCAATGGATCGACGTTGAACGTGATCGGGTTTGCCTTGATATCGAGGGTCACCCGCTGGCGCGTCCCGGTCGACGTCGTGCGCTTGCGGATCGTTGCGCGGACTTCGGCCCAATCGTTCAACGTGACAGAGTGCTGTGTAACCGCCATGTAGCTAGCCTACGATACCCATTGACAATCCAGGCCAGGGCTATCAGGGTCAGTGTCGAGGCATCCCCGGACAGGCGCATAATGGCCAGTCCGCGATGGGCACAAGTCAGTGACACGCTGTATCGGTGTGGTGAGTGCGGAGTCACGTTCGCTGTAGGCCAGTCGTGCAAGTGCATTAAGGGGGGCTCGTCCGATTCGCCGGGGATGCCTCACACTCCGTCAGCGGACGAGTCCCCCGGTTACTCCGCGGACGAGTGCAGGCGCAAGATGCGCAGCGTGTTCCGCGAGTCGATGGGGATCGCGCGGAGGATCGCGCGAGACCCTGATCTCTTCGAGTCCCCAAAGCACGTGAGCCGGCTCGTTAGCGCGGCCAAGGTCTACGAGATCGCAAAGAAGGCGCTAACCGAGTGCTACGCGATGGCGCGCCACCGCGAAGAGATCGACGTCCTCGAACGCTACGAACGTCTCCGCGCGGAGCTGCGGCAGAACAACGCGAGCGCGCGGCTCACCTCCGACGACGAGGCCAGCCATTGATCCGCAGGCTCATCGCGTGGGCCGTTGCGCTCGTCGGAGTGACGATGCCTCTGAGTGACGTCACCACCCGGGTTCGGGCTGCGCGCGCGGACGTCTCGCACGTCCTCGAACGCGCCGATCGATACGTGGACATGGGGGTAACCCTGCGCGTGGTCCGCATGGATCCCGACGGACGTCAGCTCCTCCGGCGTAAGCCAAAGCTGCGCGTACTCCGCGAACATCACCGCGGCGGTATCGTGGACACGAGCGCCCGCCCTGTGCGGTTCGTCGCCCCGTCGGAGCGCCCGGTGATCTGGTATTGCTCCGAGCAAGCGGAGCCCCTGATTCTCCACGGTGAGTCAATGCCGATGCGCCTGCTCGTCTATGGGGCGATGGGCGCGGGCAAGACTACAACCATGTGCCAGTGGCTTGGATTCCGCGCGCTGGAGTCCACTGGCATGGACGGTGAGATCGGAGCCACCGCTCCGACGAATGACCGCGCGATCATGATCGAGCAAGCGATCACCGGTCTGTGGCCGCGGACGTGGTGGAAGTGGAGAGGTAACGCGCGCACGTACACGCTGGTTAACGGAATCACGGTCCGGCTGGTCTCGACACACCAGCAGTCACACGCCGAAGGATCGCGGGTGCAGGGCTGGAACTGGATCGCGTGCGCCTCCGACGAAATGCAGGATCAGCTACACGTGGACGGGGACATCGAGGCCCGCGGGCGCGATGCCGCGGACGCGCGATATCTCCGGTTCTGCACTGCGACGGCCAAGGATGACACCGAGTGGCGCAGCTGGCGCGATCGCGTGCTGTCCACGTCGATCTGGGGTGAAGCGCGGATGGCCGGCCCGGACAGCCCGTTTATTGAGCCGTCGTGGTGGGAACAACTCAAGGAGTCACTGACCGAGCGCGAGTATCAGCGCAAGGTTCTGGCCCTCGACGTCGGCCCGGAGCGGATGGTGTATCACACCTATTCGCGTGCCGAGACGGTGCGGATGATTCCGCTCGGTGCGCAAGACTGCACACGCGAGGTACTCCAGCCGTTCGGCCCGCTGTATTCGGTCCTCGTCGGTCATGACCCGGGCAAGCTAAAGGACGTCTCGGTGATCTTGAAGGCGTACCGCGTCCCGGGCGCAAAGCGTTACGTCTGGTACGTCGTCGACGAGCTGACCACGGACACCACGACGGAGGAGCACGGAGTGCAGCTCCTCGCGCGGCTACGCAGCAAATGGAACGTGCATAAGCTCGATATCCGCGGCCGGCCCCTCGACGGTAGCGAGCGCGCGCTGATCCGCGCTGACCCGCACGGAACGAACAGCAAGAGCCCGGATAAGTCCGTGTATACGACGCTCGCTAACCTCGGGCTCGATATCCGCCCCGCGCTCTACGCCCCGAACCCGAGGCACGGGCCGACGATCGGAACCCCCAAGCCCGGGCGCGTGGACAAGGAAGCGGGGATCGAGATGATCGTGCGCTTGCTTAAGGATGCAAGCGGCGAGCGCAGGCTCTTTGTTGCGTGCGACGACATGCGGCAGCCCGCCGCGCGAAAGCTCGTCGAGGCATTCGAGCGATCGGAGCGTGACCTGGCCGGGGAGGCTGAGGCGGATCGAAAGGACGAAAACGACCGCAGTCACTGGCCCGCAGCATTGCGCTACTCCTTGATCGCTATTGAGAGGGTCCGCTTTGGTGAGGTGGCGGTATGAGCCTCGCAGATATGATCGCGGGTGGTTCGTGGGAGCTGACGCTCCGCTGGATCAACGATCGCTATCTGTCCCCATTCTCCGACGAGCATCGACGGATCGAGGACATGCGCGAGCGCGCGGCGTTGTACCGGGACGACGGGGCTAGGTACATCCGCGAGATTATCGATAAGGCCTTTGACGATCCCGACGTCAAGCGCCTGCGCGATGCATGGGTAGAACAGGCCGGCTATAACAACGTGACTCGTCGGGTGGTCCACGAGCTAGGACGGTTGTACACGCGGCACGCGCTGCGGTCCGTCGACGGGACGAGTAACAACCTCAAGTATCAGACCGTCCTCGAACTCATCGGCCTAAACGAGGTCATGCTCGAAGTCCACCGGCTGGCGATCCTGTATCGCGCGGTGTGGCTCGTGCCTCGCGTCGCCAAGTGGAATGGCCTCCCCCGGATCGATGTGGTGGAGCCGATGCACTTCCGGCTGATCACGCACCCCGACGAGCCCACGCGGATCATCGGTTCGATCGTCGATCAGGCCGTGGATAAGCCCACGCTCCCCGGGCAAGAGCGGGCCGCGTATCTGGTTACCACCGAGACCGAGCGGTTTCGCATGTCGTCGCGCGGCTACTTGATCGGGGCGATCGAGCCGCTGCCGTTCAACCGGATCCCCGGTGTTCTCGTCGCGCTGAATCCTCCGCCTGGCCGGATCATGGACACGACGACGTTTCGCGACGTCATTCGCGCGCATAAGGCCGTGTGGTTTGAAAACGTCCTCTTGCTCAAGGAGTCCAAGTCCGCCACCCGCACGAGCGTGCTCTCGGGCGATGCGGCCCGCGCTGCGCGTAAGCAGCCGCTAGACTCGGAAGGGATCGTGGAGCTACCCGACGGTGTCACGCTGACCCCGGCGGATCTGTCCATGGACCTCGGGCCGTTCCGCGAGACCGCCGATCACATCCTCGAACGTGCGGCCGCGAACCACGGGATCCCGCCGCAGATTCTCCACCACGAGGGAGCGACGTCCGGCTACGAGATCGAACTGCGCCACGTGGGCATCCGCGAGCGTCGCATCGAGCAAGAGCCCGTGTTCCGCGCGGTAGAACGCGAACTCGCTGACGTTCTGTCCATGGTGATCGCGCACGACGCCCCCCATCTGTCTTTCAGCACCGAGGGGTGGTCAATCAACTTTGGCGATAGCCAGATGCCGCGGAGCCCGGCCGAGGATCTTCAGATCTACGACGCCGAACAGTCCGCGATGCTGACGTCGATCATCGAGAAGGAAATGCAGCGGGACCCTGACCTCACTCGCGATGACGCATGGCAGCGCATCGAGCAACGCATCGAGGACAAGATCAAACTGGCCGAGCTGACGCGGCCCCTGCAGGCGATCGACGGTTCCGCGGGCGCGAATCCAGAGCAGGCGGAGGGCAAGGAGGGCAAGCCAGTGGACAGCCCTGATCAGTGGGCCTGGCTAGACGAGGTGATCCGTGGCGCTGTCTGACGTCACCCGGAAGCGCATCGAGGCGGAGGCGCGAAAGCGCGGACTTGATCCCGCGGAGGCGATCGCACAGGCCGAGTCACGCGGGACGAGTCCCGCCACGAGTCCAGCCAAGGATCCCGCCACTCCGGCGGGATCGGCGGACTCTAACGCACCGTCCCGTCCGATCGCAGAGCGCTTGCTTATTGGCTTCCTTCCCTTTATCAAGGTTAGGGAGTTGCGGAGTCTGTGGCTCGGACTGCCGGACCGGATTCCGGATGACGAGCTGACGTGTGGCGAATACAGTATCAAGCATGGTGGGGCTCCGGGGAGTGCCACCGATACACCCACGGACGAATGACCATGAACATTCACGGCGTGATCACGAGTGGCTCTTTCGTCCGAGGCCGTGGCCTGGAGTTGACGCTGCGCATCGCGGTGGCCGAGACCGATGGTGATCCTCGGACCCCACCGGTGGATCTTCGCGGCCAGTTCGTCACGCTCACCATGGAGCCACCTCCGCCGGTGATTTCCGACGAGAACGGGATCGTTCTGCGCGATGCCGCGGGTAATTCGATCACCGTACTTACCGCGCCCGCTGCGGCGCCAATGATTCAGGCGCCTGACCCTGTGAGTCAGGACGCGGGAATCACTCTCCCTGCCCCGGATGCGTGGGGCGAAAGCGAGTGGACTGACACCCTGACGCCGAGGGAATCGGGCGAGGAAGGCTGATGGATAATGACGCTCCCCCACCGGGCAATCCCACCGTAGAGTCTGCGCCCGCTGAGACCCTGACTCGTGCTGAGCACGAGGCTGCGGTTAAGGCTGCGCGTGATGCAGCGTGGGCTGACGCTCGCCGGACGTTTGACGCCAAAGCCAAGGAAGCGGCCAAGCAAGCCAAGGAACCGAAGCCGGACGCACCGCAGACTCCGCCAGGAGATCCGCGGCGCCTGCTCGCGCAGAGGGATGCGCTAGACGACGCACTCGCGGGCCGTAGTGTTACGGCCGATCAGCGGCGAGTCCTACGGGACTTGATCGCTCGCGTCGATCCGGACAACCCCGCCGAGTGGGCCGCGCAGACGGTGTCTACGTTCCTGGGCAGCGGGGCCACAAGTCAAACCACAACGCCCGACGCACCACGCGTGATCCAGAACAGCTCCGACGGTGGAGCCCCACAGGGACTACCTGTGTGGGAGCGCCCGGGGGATCCCTTCAAGTGGACGAGTGAGGACGTCAAGCGCCTGGAGGCCCTTAAGGGCAAGCGCGAGGCACACCACATTCTCCGCAGAAAGGCAGAGGAATACGCGCGCGATCTGCGCCTGGCGGTTCCATCGCGACGCGCACCCTAACCGGGTGAGGGCGTCCGTCGAGGAGTCCCGTGACTGCAGAAAGTACCACTACCACTCTGAATGACGTTTATTACTCGGCCATCATCGATCCGCTGATGATGGACTATGCGCATGACTGGGTGGTTGCCACTCAGTTCCTTCGCGAATACTCGCTGATCGGACAGGCGTCCAACGCGGTCGACGCGTGGAGTCTGGCTTCCGATATGGGGACGGTCGGGGATGGTGGCTCTGGCGTTGACACAGAGTTCAATGCCACGCAAGCGACGGATCTGTCGAATACTGCTCTGGATTCTAACAAGGTCACTTTGACCGCGTCCGAGTTCGGAGTGATGCGGACGATTACCGATAACGTGCTGGAGGATTCCATTGCTGGAATCGACTGGTTGCGGATCGTTCTGCAGGATTCGACGCGTATCCTCATGACCTGTCTTGAGGACGACGTCTGTGCACTGCTGTCCGCGTTCTCGAACACGTATGGAGTCTCGGGCGCTGACCTGACGGTCGCGCAGATGCTCGCGGCGCAGGTGGGTATCCGCAAGCGCGGTATCCGTGCCCCCGACGGGCTGGTGTACGTCCTCGACGAGCAGCAAGTCGACGACGTCGAAGCGGCGCTGATCGCGAATTCGACCTCGTCGGCTGTGTACACCGCGGCGCAGGATCGACTCCTGGGATCACCGGGGCTCGGGGCTAACGCGGGTATGAGCAATGGCCAGGTTATGACGTTCCGCGGATACCCCGTCTGGTCTTCAGGATTGACAGATACCGCAGACTCGGGTGCGAACGTGACAGGAGCCTGTTTCGTTCCGTCGAGCCCGGCTAATGACTCGATGGCTGCGCTCGGTATCGTGTGGAAGCGGATGTTCCGTCTGGAGACGGACCGGGACATCAGCCTCCGCGCTACTGAGTACGTCGCGACCATGCGCGTCGGTGTCGGGGAACTCCTCGACGCGGCGGGTTCGTCGATCATCACGGACGCGTGATCAGGAGGTATGAACCATGACACTCCTTGCTTCCTATCCGCAGTCCGGTAGCAATGCCGGATTTGACGCTACCAACGTCCGTCGCCTCGTGGTGTCCACGGGCGCGGTTACCACGATCGCGGCGCGTACCGCTACCGCTGGTCACCTGTTCGTGCTCCGTCGGGCGAACACGTCAACTACGCAACTGGCGATCCACTACGTCGGGGCGAAGTTCACCCTGACCACGGCCTATGGTACCGCGCAGGAGACCGGGTGCGATCTGATCGTCGCGCGCAGTTTCACTGCGAGTTACACCGGAGCCACGGCCGTGGACACGGGCTCTACCGTGTCCGATACGGGCGGACTCCTGGCCGCGTTTCCCGCGTCGATCCTGGCCACCGCGGGCCTGTGCCGCGTGGCCGATACCGGGGCGCTCACCGCGGGTACACAGACCCTCGACGCGAACCCGATCGGAATCCTGTCCGGGTGGTCATCGGCGATCGGGGACACCGTGCCGGATGCGGCATCGGGTGCGCGCGAGGGATTCGGAACACTGTTCGGCCGTCAACTGGCCGAGGGTGGCAACGCGTACCCGCTCGTCCTCGCGGCTGACGAAGGCATCGTGATCCGAAACCTGATCCTCATGGGAGCCACTGGCGTTGGCCGGTGGGACTTCTGTGTGGAGTACGCGGAAGGGTCGCCCCGCTAACCCTTGGAGGGTGAGTGCAGATCAACCGTAACCGAGTCGTAGACGGCGCTACTTGGCGTCCCCCTCAGCGCGTGATCCGTACGCGCGATGAGCGCGGAGTGATCCGCGAGGTGATCGAAAAGATCCCCGGGGTGCGGAGTGCGCTCATGCTTAAGCCCAGTGGCACGGTGTGCCCGCTGCCACTGGGGAACGCGAACGCGCGCGCCGAGGATGGGGAGACTCCATACAAGGCGCAAAAGTACGCCGCTAAGACTCGGGCCGGTTGGCTGCCGTGGGGCCGGTGTCCGATTGCCCTCGTGGCCTCGGAGACCATTTCGCCCCGTCATATCCAGTGCGAGGACCTGCTAGACCCGAGTAAGCACCAGCCGTGTACGGGTGGGGGGTTCGGGCCGCAGAACCCGTGCCCCCATGCGCTGATCGAGCGGGACTATCGCAAGGCGCGCCACGAGGAGCGCGAGGCTGCTAAGGCTGAGGCGCACAAGCGCGAGGCCGATCGCGATCGCGATCAGCGTGAACGCCACCACGAGGAAACGATCGACGCTCTGCGCGCTGGCCAGACCGTTACGGCTGAGGCGATGCGTACGCTCGCACAGGCGCTCATGGAGCGCGCAGAGCAAGCGGAGTCCGGGGGCAAGCGGAAGTGACAGCCCCGCGCCCCACGGTGGATCCGGCCTGGATCCGGGACACGCTGATCGAGGATCGGCTAGCGTGGCTCCGGGGCACGGGCCGTGATCCATCGAGCGCGGACGTCGAGACCCTGGTTACCGAGGAGCTGCGGATCGCGGACGCGGTAGAGCGCGAGGCTGAGCATGCGGTCGTCGAGCGTAAGCCTGTGGTCGCGCCGAACCCGAGTAAGCGCGCGCAGCGGGTGGCCGAGAAGTCGGGGCACACAGTCTATAAGTCCACGCTGGTCGGGGAGTCTGCGATCGCACGGCCCACGAAGCGCCCGAGCAAGCGGACGGCGTTCCTGTCCCGCAAGCCAAAGAACGAGCGCGAGGCGAAGATCATCGCGCGGCTGTCTCGCATCGTCGGGATCAAGTCTCGGTTCCGCCCGAGCCTCACGAACGATTACACGATCCCCGCGCTCGCGGACGAGTGGGCAACGCTCATGGTCGACGTGATCACCCCGCGCGGTGACTTCGTCGGTAAGAGCGTGGCGGACTCGGAGCGGATGTTCTGGGCCAAGGCCGAACGGATCTGCGACAAGTCGACGGGCAAGCTCGGCCCGTGGTGGGTCAAGTGACTGACGCGCAAGACATCCTCTTTGCGGTCACTGGCCAAACGCTCTACTTCGATGCGCCAGAGGGTCGGCCGTCGTCGGTGTCGTCGGTGCAAGTCTGGGAAGATACCGAGGCGGACACGAACACCGCGCGCTCTGCCCTGGGGTCACCGTCGATCGAGTCCGTGTCTCTGACGTTCAACGCAGCGAGCGGGCTCAGTCAGTCCGACGATACGAAGTTGAATCTGTCCTCGGTAACCGGGCTCGTTCGCGGCCGTCAATTCCTGGCCACGGCCGCGACGGGGGAGCGCGAGTGGATCGAGATCGCGCGCATCGACACCCCGAACACGAACGCGTACAGCCGCACCCCGATGCAGGCGGACTACGCGAGCGCGGACACGCTCGTGTCCACCCGACTGACAGCGACGGTCGATAGCACATGGGTGGCCGACACGAACAACCTTAGCCACCCGCTCTCCCCTCGCCCCAGGTGGCGCGCGGTCTGGACCTACGTCGTGTCCTCGGTGACGTATCGGGGTGTCACGTTCTTTGATCTCGTCCGCTATCCGTTCCAGCACACGGTTACCCCGGCCGATGTCGATCGGCTGTCTCGCGGGTGGCTGTCCCGGTTGCACACCGATGATCGCGTGGGTCAGGGTGAGCAAGTGATCGCGGAGGCCGTGGCGCAGGTCAAGCTAGACCTGTGGGAGCGGGACCTCGCGGATCACGCGTTCCGCAATCAGCCTGTATTGAACGAGCTGATCAGGCTTAAGGCCGTGGCACTCGTGGCGGAGCAAGCGTTCGACCACGGCGGAGTGGGACAGACCGCGCGCGATAGTGCGCGCGATCGGTACTGGGATCGGTATGAGGCTCTGATCGGACAGCCTCGCGTTAACCAGCAAGTCACCGAGTCAGGCGCAGCCGCGGTGACAGAAAGGGCACCCATCTGGCGGAGGTGAGCTTTGGCGATCGGCGACGTCACCACAATTGCGGGGAGCGACACCCTGATCGCGATCGAGGTTCTCGCCTCGGAGACTGCGGTTAACTCGCCGCCTGCGAACGCCACTGCAGGGATCGCGGTGCGAGACATCATCTCCGCGTTCGGCGGACAGATGCCGCAGGATCTCTCTCTCGTCGTGGTGAGCACTGCGGGCTCGGGGACGATGACGGTCACGATTCGTCAGTGGCTCATGTTCGGCACGCTCGGCAGTATCTCCGCGGGCGCGTGGTGTCCGGCTGGCCCGGGTGGCGACGCGACGAAGGGGGTGATCAACGCGGGCGCAGCCATCGGGGAGACGGGCTCGAATACGATCCGTCACTGCGAGGTGGTGACGTTCACGGCGCACGCGTCCCGTCTCTACTTCGAGATCACCGCGATCGGCGGAACCGGGACCGCGGTTACCGTGTTCCTCGTGGGCCGCAAGGGTCACGGGGTGGGGATCAACTAATGGGCTACGCGAGCGGAGCGCGCGGGTATCAGTCGGGCTTCGCGTCCCTGACGGTAACGACGCTCTCAGTCAGCGGGACGTCGACGTTTACGGGCGTACTGACCGTGCCAGACGGATCCGAGTCCGCGCCGGGCATCCGTAGCACCAGCGCCGCGAATACCGGCCTGTATTTCACCAGCAATACAGTTGCGGCCACCACAGGCGGGCTACTGCAGGCCTATGTACAAACGGGGAGCGGACTCGTCGCTACCGCCGGGCTCAGCGTGATCAACGGAACTGACCTGAACATGTCCACGGGTGGCCAGATCTTCATTGACGCGGGCTCCGCTACAGACTGCGGGCTCGCGTTCATCGGTGACTCGAACACCGGGCTGTATCGGATCTCGGCTGATCTGTGGGCGCTCGCGGGCGGAGGCGCGGCATCGATCTACGGGTCGGGTTCGCAGGTGGTCAGCAACCTGAATCATCGGTTCGAGAGTTACCTAGAGCTGCCGCAGATCGCGGAGCCTGCAGCGCCGTCAGCCGGGATCACGCGGATCTATGCAGTGGATAACGGGGCGAGTAAGACGCAAGCGCGCGCCCGGTTCGACTCTGGCGCGGCGCAGGCTGTGGCGACGGAGCCGTAAACCGGATGCCGCTGACCGCGCCCACGGGACTCTGGCTTTCCACCCTGCCAGTGGTGCCGAATAACCGGAATCAACTGTCCACGTTTTTGTCGGACGTGGCCACGACGATCAACGGCTTTTCAGGCACAGCGACGACGTACCCGACGGGAACGAATCACATGGCGTTCACCAGCCTGGATTCGACCTACCCGAATTGGACGATCAGTCAGTACTACTTCGACCACCCGCACGCGAGCATCACGCGGCACGACGTACTCCTAACGCTCGGCTACAACTGGATCGCACCCGGGCAGCGCGTCAATAACGCAGAGCCCGCGATCTTTCTGCAGATGGAGACCTACGATACCGCCGCGGATGGAACCACCGAACTGGTAGCCGGCGGTTGGAACTATCAGCACACGAACGGAACGAACGTCCGCCCACACTACTTCTCGATCATCCGGTCGAGCGGCGAGAACCACAATAGCTTTACCGGAGCGATCCACCACTTCCTGGCCCAGGACGACACCACCACGATCGTCCATATGACAAGGGACGGGACCGTGCGCGTGGGTATCGCGACGCAGGCGAACGCGAATACAAACTTCCACCTCAAGGGTAAGGCGCTTTTCGAGTCGGGGACGGGCTCGGCAAATAACAAGTTCTGGGACTTCGATTACGGGGCGGGTGACACGTTCGCGTTTCGCGCGGTGAACGATGCCTATGGCGCCGCAGGCGCGGTGTTTACGGTCGCGCGCAGCGGTACCACGGTCTCCAGTTTTACCCTGGCCACGCTGCTTAAGCTCAGTTCGATCTCGACCTACGCGAACAACGCCGCAGCCGTGGCCGGTGGGCTCGGGGTGGGCTCGGTCTATCAGACCTCGTCGGGGGAGCTGCGGATCGTCGTATGAGCGAGCCCGTCTTTACCGCGCAGGAAAAGGCCCTACTGCTCGACTTGCTCGAACACTGGGCCGCGCCGAACGTTTCGATCGCGCGCGTCAAGCATGCGATCGTGGCAAAGCTCCTAGCGTGCCTCCCTGACCAGCCCGCCACTTCGGAGCCTAGCAAGTGAGCGTGTCAGGCATTCGCCAGTCCATGGCCACGACGGTCAAGGCACTGTCTCCGCTCCTCCTCGCGGGCCGGCCATTCCGCGAGCATAAGGCCGTGGTCCCATTCCGGCCGTTCTGCGAGGAGCACCCGATCGCGTCGCTCCGTCTGTTCTCGGTGTACGGGACCGGGACGCTGCTTTACCCGACGGTCACGAACACCGATCAGGAGTGGATCCAGACCGAAGTGGTGTGCGAGATCGCCTATCCGCTAGACTTCCAGGGCGGGCCGCTCGCTGCCATGGATCGCCGGGACCTCATGGAGTCGGACATGCGGCAGGTGTCCGACGCTATCGGCACGAACGGATATGCGTCGCTGGAAACCGCGGTGTCAGGCACAGTGCGGACGATCGATTCTACGTACGAGGAAGGACAAGCCTGTGCGTATAGTGTGCTCAGGCTCGAAGTGCAGTATTGGAGGGCTATGCCATGACCACACTCGAACGGACACAGTCCGTGGAAAGGGTGTCCGCGGGGACTAAGTGAGCCGTTCGAGCGCGCTCGGCGCGTTCGAGTATGCCCTCGAATCCTCGTTCGCTGAGAACGCGTCGACGGTCTCGGGACGTCTCGCAGTCCTCGGGGAGATCGACGCCAGCGGGCTGACACACGCCAAGGTGTCCGGGGCTCGGACAGTGCAGCGCCTGCAGGATGGAACCATGGGTGTCCGTGGCGTCATGGGTGGCGAGTTCACGATCGAACTCTGGATCCCGGGCCATGGCTCTACCACCGCAGGGGCGATCACCCTCGAAGAGCACGAGGACTTTTTGGGGTACGTGTTCGGTAACGCCACGTCCTCGGGCACTGGCACGACAGGGACCGGATCGGGGTCTGTCACGTCGTCCCCGACGGCCTCCGCCTCAGGTCTCACCGTCGGTGGAGTCGTGTTCTGCGGCTCTCTCGGGGACGGCCGCGGAGGTGGCCAGCCGTCCGTGGTCAGCGCGCACGGATCCAGCACGCTGACTCACCTCACCGCGATCCCGGGGATCCTGAATAACGGGGACGTGATCGCGTCGTCGGTGTGTATCTATGCGACGGAAACCGCGGCCAGTGCGTCCGCCTCGTCGCTCCGGTGCAGGCTGCTTACCGCTAACCAGCAGTATCTCTGTCACGGGTGCTACCCGACGAGCGTACGGATCACTGGACTCTCCCCGGGCGAGATCCCGCGCATTTCGATCACGTTCGGGGTTGCGTGGTGGGAGCCCGTGTCCGTCACGTTCCCGACGGCTACCGGCGTTGACGCGTTCAACCCTGCGCCGTGCGCGGGTGGCAGCCTGTTTATCCAGAACTCAGGGACCGCGACGCGCCAGACCTACAACGTTCGCTCGTTCGAACTCGAATACACCATCGGTGTGGTGGCCAAGGTGGGGCCGGGTGGCGTCAATGCGTTCCAGTCGATCACCGAACTCCAGCGCTCCCCAGCGACGATCCGCGCTACCGTCGTCGTCGACGCGGAAGCGGCCACGGCTTCGCCCACGTGGCCCGGACGGTGGGACTCTGACTCCCAGTATTATCATCTGCTGTACGGACTGAATGGTGCAGCGACCGGTAAGCGCGTTGCGCTCTACGCGCCGAACGCATGCATGACCGAGCGCAAGCCTGTGCAGATGGGTGGCGGGATCAATCGCGAGCGCCTGTCCTTTGACTTCTATACTGGCGGGACCACCACGAGCGAACTCACCCTGAGCGCGCTGCGTCTCGCACTGGGGTGATCAATGCTGACAGCCCGTCCCCTGACGGAGTCTTTCTCGCTTCCGTGGAGGCACGATCCCGCGTTCGACTCGGAGCGGTTCGAGTCCCCGGAAGCGTACGCGCGCGCGTATGAGACCGCGTGCGAGACGCAGCGATGGGACGAACTCCTCCGCCCGGGTGAGCGCGCTACCCTGTTCGTGTTCCGGCCACTCAAGGGTCACGCAATGCGTGCGCTCATGCCGCAGGGACGGGGCTCGGGGATCACAACGCAGATGTGCGCGCTGGCGTTCCGGCTCGCGCTTATGCGAGTGGACAACTTCGAGATCCCTGACGCACCCAAGCTGGACCGCGCCAGCGATCGAGACTTTCCCGAGCTAGGCCCGATGGTGCGGGTCGAGTTCGTGGACTACCTCGATGCGCTCTGTGTTGCCGCTGGTCATCCGTTCGGTTCGATCGTGAACGAACTTGGGGCGGAGGTGATCACGCGGTGTGTGGTGCCCTCCCCACGTTAGCGAGGGATTGCGGGCCCTCCCTTGGATTCAAGAGGTCCGCGCGGAACAACGCCAGTTCCTCGACTGCGGGGTATGTCTCGAACAGAACCCGGAGGAGCTGCGGAGTCACATGGGATGTCCTTACGCTCCCAGCGTCGATACGCCGCTATCGGTCTGGCAGCACCGAGGCGACGAAAGCGCTCCGCCGTCGACGTGCCCGGGGTACACCACACAGCTACCGGACGTCGTGGACATTGCGTTTTGTTTCCGGTGGTTCGAAAAGGCCCAGTTGAGCCTACGGGTCGGGGACGATCCGCCTTTGTCACTGGCACACGGACTAGAGATCTTGGATAACTCAGTAGAGCGGCTGAGGGCGTGGCGGATGCAGCCAAAGCGTGACGGCTAAGCAATGAGTCTCCAGCTATTCGCACAAACGCTGATGACGTTTAGGGCCGATGTCTCGGACCTAAAGCGTGGTCTGCGCGAGGCTGCAGGGCTCCAGCACTTCGTAGCCAAGTCCGCGCTGGAAATGGGGGAGGCTCAGAATAGGAGTCTAGAGCGATGGGCCAAGGGACTGACGAAGGTCAATATCGCGTTTGAGGTCGCGACCCGAGGCGTCAAGCTCGCAGACGACGCGGTCAAGGAATGGGAAAAGGCGACGGGCCGTAGCGCTGACGGCTGGCGCAAGGCGCAAGAGACATGGTCGGGGGCACTAGACAAGGTCAAGGTCGGAATCGGTGCGATCGTCGAGGCACTCTCCCCGCTGATCGACGCACTCGGTAAGGTGGTTAGCCTCGTCGCGGACATCGCCGGGACCGCAGGCGAAGCAACTGGCGAGTTCATTCGCGGGGCGGGTGACCTATTCGGCGGAAGCGTTCCGAACTACCAGGAGCTGATCAAGGAGCAAGAGCGGAAGCGCCTGATGGGTGCAGCGTGGCAGGGCGGATTCGGCGCTGTCTCTTACACGATCGAGCGCGGTAAGCAGTTCATCGGCCACGACGAGGGAGTCTCCGACGAGGACCGCGACGCGCGGATCGCCGGATGGGTCAAGGCTGGAGTGCCCGTATCCGCGTTCCCCGTCGAATACGTTGGCAGCAAGACGAGGGAGGCTGCGGCGGAGTGGAAGCGGACGCATCCGCGCACTACCGATGAGGGGTTCACCCTGGAAAACGTCCATATCGACGAGGACGGGCTGCAGCGCACTGGCCTGGACTTCGACGAAGAGATCCCGTTTGACGCGGACGCCGCGTATCAGAACGCGCTGGATCGTCACCGTCGCATCGTCGAGGGCCGACGCGAGTCCCTCCTGTCAGAGATGCACGACGTTGTCCCGAGTGCGGAGCGCGTTGCCGAGGTGATGGAAGAGATCGAGTCACTCCGGGCAAAGCACGAGCAGGGACTGCTGGAGTCCATGTTTGGGCCCGTGGATGACTTCAATGCGTACGCAGAGGGATTCAAGATCCTACAAGGTGCGGCGCAGTCAGCATTCGATACATGGGTGTCGGGTTCGCTGTCTGCGACGCAGGCGATCAAGGCCTTTTTTACGCAGTCGATCTCCGGGATCGCTAGCTCGATGTTCGCGCGCGCGATCGAACACGGGGCGATGGCTATCGGTCAACTCGCGTTCGGCAATGTCGCGGCCGCCGCGACGCACGGCAAGGCTGCAGCAATGAACGCCGCTGGGGCCGTGGCCGTCGGTGCGCTCGCTCGCGCACTCGGCGGAGGTGGCGGAGGCGGAGGGGCTGGCGTGTCTGGCGGAGGTGGCGGAGGCGCGCCCTACGTCGCGGGCGGCGGAGGTTATGGGGGAGGCGGATCGAACGCACCGATCAATGTGTTCGTCGGTGACTACTTCGCCGAGGACAATCAGCGCAGACGTCACGGCAAGGTGGCCCGCGCAGTGCGTGGGGCTCGTCGCCAGATCGACGCTTCCACCGGCGTGAGGTTTGCCTGATGCCGGCCAAGGGCGGAAGGCTGGAGGCGCAGTTTACGACGACGGGCGCACTCACCGCGAGCTTTACGGACTCGGGCGGTACCACCGTCGTTAGCGTCCCCGCAGGCTCGTACTACTTCAATCAATTCCTCACCGAGATCGATAACGATCTGGGTGCGAATTGGACGATCAGCGTGAGCGACGGTGAGGGGGGCGTTAGCGCCGCGACCGGTCGAGTCACGATCCAGTCAAGCGCCACCCCGTTTAGCGTGACGTTCACGTCGACGCTCATGCGCGACATCCTCGGGTTTACGGGGAACGTCGCATCGACGTCATCACCCGCGACGGGTGCGAACCACGTTTATGGGATGTGGCTTCCCGGGTGCGCCAAGTTCACCCGGCATGGAGACTCCGACGCAGGCACGCTGATCACCGACTTCCGCACGCTGGTCAGCCCGAGCGGGGATCAGGTTTCGTTCTACGGCAATAAGTACCGCGTGATCGACGGAGTTCGATGGGAGGGTGTGCAGCGCCAGCGCGTGCGGACGTTCGCCGAGTCCGTCACGAACGAGTCACTAGAGACGTTCTACCTAATGACTCAACTAGCTGACTCCGGTGTGTCAATCTTCTCGGTGGGATCCCCGATCCGGTTCTACTGGGATGCGGACGTCGACGGGACGTACCGCGTGGTCAAGGCGCAGTGGCCTCCGACGTTCGACCCTAATACGTGGTTCCAGGGGTACACCGGCCTGTATGTGATCGATATGCCGCGGCTCAAGGTGGAGTCGTAACGTGGGGACGACGCTCACCGCGATCCAGGCGGGAAGCCTCGGACTGCAGTTTATTGCGGCCGTCGAGGGAGTTACGACTCTGGCCTACTCGGGGTCGGACGCTTCGCTCGCTACCACCGCGTGGAGCGGGACGGACTTTAACGCCGCGGTGACCGGAATGCGGATCCGGTGGGGCGATGGCCAGAGCCTTAAGCCGTGGAGTGCGGACGTCGATCCGATGAACGTGGAGATCCTGATCCCGCCTGGATCCGCGGACACGTTCGGAGTCATGGTGTTCGGTTCGGCGCGCGGCTTTGAGACGAGGCTCAACGCAGAACTGACGGCCACGGCCACGACAGTCACCGTGCTGTCAACGTCGACGTTCCCGAGCAGTGGCTCGATCTACATCGGGACCGAGCGGATCGAATACACGGGCAAGACAGCCACCACGTTCACCGGATGCACCCGCGGCTATGCGGCACCTTTCAAGGCTAGTAGCGAAACGGGCACGCGCTTTGGTCGCGCACACGTTCTGCCCGATGTCGCCGATGGGATGGTGATTAAGCCTTGGGTGACGTCACAGCCGCGCGTGTGGGTGGGCCGGTGGGTCGGGATCTGGGCTCATCAACTCAAGGGCGGAGTCCTCGACACAAAGGCGCAGGCTCAGCTCGTGTTCGCGGGCCGTATCGTTGGGACGCGCGACGAGGCTGACGGCCACACGGTGATCGAACTCCAAGACGCGCGCGCCGCGATCCGAGACTGTGTGCTCCTCCGCGATCAATGGACGGCGCAGGTTGCCGAAGGGATCTATCTGCAAGAGGGCTGGGTGTTCGATGCAGCGGACACCGAGGCCGGAACCACGCTTCAAGCGAACGCGCTTACCGTGGTGTCCGGCTCTGCGGGTGCTAACGAGATCCTCGCGGGCATCTACAGTTTGGAAGACTTCGCAAGCGCGTTGAACGAGTGGCTTTTCGACGAGTTCAATGCGGGCCGGCTTGGGATTCTCCAGCAGTGGGAACCGCGCGTGTACACCAGCGACGGGCAGATCCGCTCGCGCATGCAATACAGCGGAGGATCCGCGACGTCGACGAACCTGTGTGGTCTCCACCTTCCGCCCGAGGTGAAGCGCTACATGGGGTTCTCTTACGGAGGGGAGCCACCGGGCAGCATCCTCCGCGGGTGGGAGGACTCGGCCACACAGGACCGGACTTCCGATCTTGTCCCGCTCGCCGTCCTCATCCCTGTGGAGGCAACGGGCTCCTATAACATCGACGTTGAGAACGTCCGCGGGACTTGGTTTAACAATACGTCTTACTTCCCGTCGGATTGGTCATTCAATACGACCCTGTTTGATAACGTGGGTGCGGTCCAGATCGGAGATGGTCCTGTCTTCCTGATGGACCTCGTCGACGCGAACACGCTAGCGCCGAACGTCGCGCTGTCCCCGGTCCTGAATACCCAGGTGGGCGAGCATATCGCGTTCTACGAACGCAGCGCGGCAGACCCGCCGCTCATCCTTAGGCAGGTTGGGATCATCGTCGGGGACTTCCTCACTGTCCTGACACGTATCCTCACGTCGACGGGGACCGCTTCCTATAATGGGAGCTATGACGTGTTCCCGGCTCAACTCGGGGCCGCGATCCCGTGGGAGCTACTCGGCACAGGGTGGACCACGAGCATGGTCAGCCTCAGTAGCTCGATGCCTGACCCGTTCGTGGTGATCACCGAGCCCACGGGTATCATCGATCAGATCGGGTGTGACCTCGTCGCGGGTCTCTCTGGGTTCGTGTGGAAGGATCAAGGGATCCGGATCGGATCGTGGAGCACCCCGGCTGCGGCCATCGCTACCCACGCTTTCACCGAGAATAACAAGGCTGCGCCCGCGGGGACACGTGACGAGCATCGGACTCCGGCGAATGAGACCGACGAGTATCAGATTAACCAGATCAAGCTCGAATACGACCGAGTGCTGAGCGGGGGCTACCGCTACACGGTCAACCTGATCGACAAGGCAAGTCAGTACGATCACGGGATGCAGCGCGCGGTAACGATCAGTCTGCGTAACACGTTCACCACACCCGCGAACGGACCGATCAATGCGGTGAGCGAGCGCCTGGCTACCGCGCTGCGCACGTTCTCGCAGCCGCTCCGCATCCTGCGGCGTACGATCCTTCCCGCGTTCTACGAAGGATGCGCGCCCGGGGACATCGGGACGATTGCGGACGACTGGGTGCGCGACCCGCTGACCGGTACGCGCAGCGTGACCGCTAAGGCCTGTCTGGTCATGGCGCATCGCGCGGACTGGGGGGACGCGGACTCGCCTCCGCATGGCGAAGTCGATCTCGTGATCCTGCCTAGGGCTAAGGTCGTGGCCTACTGCCCGACGGCGCAGGTGAACGAGACCGCGCCGAATGCCGGATACGACGCTGGGACTAAGACACTCACGCTTCACGCGCACAAGCATTCGGAGTCGTCGCAGACCGTCGACGTTGGGCGCTTCGCCGCGGGTGACAAGGTGCGGATCATCGAGATCGATCCCGACGATCCGGCATCGCCTACCACGTGGCTAGACACGATCGTGTCCGTGAACACCGGGGCTAACACGTGCGTGCTGACCACGGGACTGGCCGGGTGGTCTACCGCCCTGCGCTACCGGATGATCGCGCAGTCCTATACGGACTGTGTGGCCGCGCAGCAGGTCAACGTGTTCCAGGCGGACGACGCGGACGGGATGGTGCAAGACACGATCAGCGCGTACGAATACGGCTACGACTCGAACACGGCCGTTACCTGGACGGAGGATGACTTCGAGGAAACGTCTGTTGCACTGTACGCGGCTCTTGCCTCGGGCGACGGTAAGCCACTGGCCACCGGCTATGAATTCGATGCCGCGAGGCTGGCCAATAGCCTCGTGTCTGCGCGAACAGCGCCTAGTGACCCTGTTCTGTACCGGAACACGCTCTCTGTCTCGGGTACACCCGTCTGGCAGATCTTGGCGATCGAGCCCTACACGGCGCACCCGGGCGTTCTCAACGCGCGTACGCGACACCTGCGATATCGAGTGTGGGCGCGGACGAGCGATGGAAGCTCGCGGACGATTCGCATCAGCCTGTGTCGCCACCCGCCTATCGGGTCAAGTCTTTCGCAGACTGACACCACGATTCCGACTTTCGTCCTCGTCGGCCCGTACGAGTCCGACGACATTACCGTGGCCTCGTCGACGTGGGACTCCTACGGTGGGACCCTCGATCTCAAGATGTGCGATCCCGGCACTGGGATTGGGTACATCGTGATCCAGGGGCAGCAGAAGATCGAGACACGCGGGTTTGCGCAACTACTGGCCACGTCACTAGACGCTGTGATCTGATGCCGCACGCTAATATCAATTACCCGAAGATGATCCACCCGTTCCGGTGGGCCCGGAACGGCCAGATCCCCGACGCGTATTTCCTGCGCCAGCTAGTGACCGCGCAGAACCATGCGCTGGCTTATCGGCGTAAGACGTTCTTTCGCTGGGGTGACTTCGAGCAACGGTTCACCGGTATCAGTGCGTCTACGGTGATCTGGCGCGTGCGCTGTCACACGGGCCTGGCCGCGACGAAGATCGGAATCATCGCCGGAATGGGCCGCTCGGATAAGGGCTCCGCGGGCGACCCGATCTTTACGTTCCGCGCTAGCAAGGTCGCGGGTGGCTCGGACTCTGTGCAGATCCATGCGGGCGCGTCGCTCGTCGCACCGACGGACGTCCCGAGTGAGATCATCTGGCGCGATGCTACCGTCGACGTGGATCCTGACGCGGACTACGAACTAGACCTGACCACCGAGGACTATGCGCGGCCGTTGTCCGTGCTGCTGTACGAGATCGCTAACCCCGAAGTCGACGAGGCTACTAACTACTACGTCGAGGCTGCCCCGACGATCGAGCAACCGGTGTACGACGCGACCCACCTCCGGATCCTACAAGGCATGTCCGAGATGTGGCGACGGAACGGACGTCATCTCCTGTCGTGGGGAGGGTCGGGCACTGGAACCAACCCCACATTTAACTCCACGACGTGGACGAACGTAATCGACGGCTCCACGTCGGTGAGTGCCTCGACCCCTGGCTATTACTTCCATTCCGACGAGGAAGGGGAGGCTAAGCACATCCGTGTTTCGGATACGTCGGCGTCGACGGTGAACGTCGTGCTAGCGGTACACTGCAGCGTGACCGGTTCGGCTACTGGCGAGGTCAGGCTACAGAGCACGGGTGGCACGGCCGCATCGATTACGGGGATGGGGACGGCCTCAGCCTGGTACACGACGACGACAACGATCACGACGGATAACCTTCTCGACAAACTGGATCTCCAGTGCCGCACTTCCAACGGTGCAAATACGGTGACTCTTAACGCGGTGTCGCTGTATACCTATCTCGCGTGAGTGGAGGTGATCCATGTCCCTGCTGCGTCGATTCGCTCGTGCCCTTGTCTCTTCTAAGAAGGCTGTAGCAGCGACGGCTACGGCCGTGTTCGCGGCTACCGCACCCACGCTGCGCAAACTCGGGATCGACATCGGCCCCGAGCAGGTGGAGCAAGTGATCGTCGTGGCCGCGACGTACATTGGCGCGCAGGGACTGGCGGACTTCGGCAAGGGGAAGGTGCAGGCCGAGCGCGCACCATGAGCCCGGACGTCGCGACGCAAGGCGCATCCGTCCTCGGGATCGTAGGGCTCGTGGTCGGCCTGCTCGTGTGGTCGATCCGTAAGATCGTTGACCTCGTCCAGGCGCAGATGGCCGCGCAGATGGAAGCGACAAATAAGATCGGTGATCGCATCGTCGGGGAGCTTGCCCTCGTGCGCGAGGAGCTAGGACAGATCCGGGCGGAGGTATCAGCCGCGCGCGTCGACGCAGGCAACGGAGACCTGACTCCACCTCCGCGCACTCTCAAGTTCCGGGGAGGCTGAGCATGCGGCGCGACCCACCTCCGATCGATTACGAGGATCTCAGCGCGATCAAACTGAGCAAGGATGACGTGCGCGAGATCATCCGCCGTGCCCTCGAAGCGTCTATCCGTCAGCACGGGTGGGGAAAGGCGCGGGACGGTGTCCGGTGACGTCGTGGGCTCCGCGCCCCGCGTCCGAAGTGGTCGCGCGCGCGTTGTCTGCGCGAGGCCAGGGCTATTACAAACTCGGCGGAGGCGCACCGTACACAGAGGCCAGCCCGTTCGACGCGGACGGAAACCCGCACCCGGGCACGTGTGATTGCTCGGGCCTGATCGCGTGGGCAGCCGGCTATCGGCGCGACGCGTGGAACACGAATGCGATCGTTGCGGACGCACTCAAGCGCCGCACGAGGTTTGTGCTCGTTCCGCGGATGGCCGCGGTGCGCGTCGGGGATATCATCGTCAAGCCAGGGCCCGACCTCGATCACGACGGACGCAGGGACTACCCGGGCCACTGCGGGATCATCGTCGGGGTACACGCTGACTTCGTCCGTGGTGGTCCCGAGTGGTGGGAGGATCTGGACGTGGCGCACTGCTCGGGGGCACGGCAGAACCGGATCGATCCGACCACGGGTAAGCGCTACGGAGCTGTGCGCGTGACGGACGCGAGCCTGTGGGCGCTATCGGGGTACATCATCCGTCCGCTGCACCTTACGTAACGCGCGGGCGCGGAGGAAGCGACTACGCGAGCGTCGGTAGCGGTTCGTAGACCCAGCCTTGATCGTGTCGGACGAGCCGCACGCGTTCACCCGAGACAGCGTCAAAGGACACCTTCCACACGGACTCGTCCGCCGCGTCCGCCATCGCCTCGCGTAGCGTGGCGAAGTAGCGCAGTTCGCCTGAGTCACGGCGGGTCTGGAACGGTCCGCTCACTTCTGCACCTTGCAGCGCTTGTGAGACCTGAGGAACGCGTTACATGCCGCGATGTACACGTCGAGCGGAGCGGGCAGGTTCATCTCGTAGGACGCGCCGCAGCGCTCGCACTTGAACTTGCGGCCGTTGTCCGCGAGCAGGATCCATTCGTGGCGTTTGGTGTACGCGGTGTTCAGTCCGGGCGATGGGAGGAGTGGGACCTTGGTCATGGGATCCACCCGCGCGCCTCGAACGCCGCACGCGGATCGCGTCCGGCCTCTGTCTCCGCGGTCCAGAGCCGGACGAATTCCGTTGCGTCCCACCTGCGGGCTACCTCGTCGATCCACGCGCGCACGTCCCACCGTTCCGCGGCCGCGAACTCGCGAGCCACTTCGGCCATGAGCCACTGATAGGTGCAGTTGCCGCACTTGCTCATGTGGTCCGGGCTGCGTTCGTCGCTGGTGAGCACGTCGTCCGCGCGCGCCATCGATTCGATCAACTCGCGATCGCGATCGGTATCGGCCATGGTCATGCCTTGCTCGCGGTGTTCAGGTTGATCTCCACGTGCGAGACCATGGTCAGCAGCTCCTCCGCCACGCGATCGAACTCCGCGAGCACTTCGTCCCGCGTTACGTCCCCATCGTTCGGGCCGCGCGTCCGGTCGATCGCCTCCATGACCAGCGGGACGAGCTTTGCAGCGAGCCGCGTATAGAGCTTCGCGACGAGCAGGCGAAAGAGGTAACCGTCCCACGCGGCCACGACGTGGCCACGGTTCTGGACCGCTAGCTCTAGGTCGATCTCGTTAAGAGCCTCGACGGCTCGGTGAAACGCACGGCTCACGAGGCGCAAGCGGGCGATGTGCTCCGCGTGGTCCTCGCTCTCGTGCGCGTCGTCGTCGGTGGTCGGACTGTCGTCGTGGTCCATGCGGAGCACAGTGCCACGACGCGCGGCCGTTGTCCTGACGTTGTCCCGTCGTGCTTTGTGGCGGTCTGCGTTCTCGTCGGAGCGCGTGGAGTCGCTTGGGTTAGACCATGGTGCTAAGTGCGCGAGATGGATACGGAAACATTGTCCCAGAACAAATATCGTCGAATGATCATAAATACTTACGATCGGTTTGTCCTGACGTTGTCCTGACGGGTGTATGCTCGCTGCGCTTGGGAAAGGCCCAGGCGGAAAGGCAGCACGGAGGATGATCCGGAAGAGCAAGAGCAAGAGCGGGACGCGTTACTACGTCTACATCCCGAGGACCGGGACCGATAAAGACTACGTCGGGGCGTACGGCTCGGAGAAAGCAGCCATCGCTGCCGAGCAAGAGGCCATGGTTACAGCGCGGAAGATCCGCGCGGGTGAGTTGCCCGCGGAGATGAGCCTCGATCGCACGTTCGCGGAAGCGGCCCACGCGTGGATCGATCACCTTGAGCAGTCGGAGTCCAGGTCCTATCGCTCGTTCCGTTCGGTCACGCTGCGTCACTTGATCCCCGCGTTCGGGGGCACGCCGATCGTGAACATCAAACGGGCGCACATCACCACGTTTCGCGATCGCCAGGCACGCACGGCAAAGCCGCGCACCGTGAACACGCGGCTGATCGTCCTCGCGTGCGCGCTGGCACACTTCGTCAGTAGCGGGTGGCTCGAATCGAGCCCGTACGTACGCATTACCCCGGTAGCGGTCCCGAGGGAGCGCTACAACTGGATCCGCACGCGCGAGGAAATGACCCGGCTCCTGGCCGCATGCACCGAGGAGTACCGCGATCTGATCGCGCTCGCGCTCGCAACAGGTATGCGGTTCGATGAGCTTCTGCATCTGCAGTGGGCCGACGTAGATCTAGAGCGCAGGGAAATCGACGTGCATCGCGGAAAGCACGGGACGACTAAGACGGGTGAGCCGCGCACCGTTCCGATCTTGGATGTCGTGCTGCCGATGCTGCGCGCTCGCGCACTCAAGCGGGACGGTGCGCTCCTCGTGTTCCCCTCACCGCTCGGAGGAGTTCGGGCGCAGGCCGGCGTGCGGATCGCGTTCTACAAGGCGCGAGACGCAGCGAAGCTAGACAAGGATCTGACGTTTCACGATCTCCGCCACACGTTCGCGACGCACTGGGTGCGGAACGGAGGGGACATCTTCCGCTTGTCCAAGATCCTGGGCCACTCGTCGGTCACGGTGACCGAAACGACGTACGCGCACCATACCCCGGACGTGTTCACTCAGGACTATGGTCGGCTGCAGTTCACCATCCCGGACGCTCGTCGCCCCCCGCTGAACATCGCGATCGCGGGCGCGCGTGATGCGCGCGGACGAATCCTCCGGCCCGTCTAGCGCGTGTTCCGCGCGATGAATTCGCGCAGGTGATCCTCCGTTAGGAGTCGTCTGCGCCCGACCCGCACCGCGCGCAGCTTGCCGCGCTGGATCAGGTTGTACGTGGTCCAGACCGAGAACGGCCACCACGGGAACCGCGTAGGGACGTCCTTAATCGCCACGAGTTCGAGGCTCGGGCTCATGGCGCAGGCTCCGCGGCCGCGGGTAGCTCGGGCTCCGTGTCCATGAAGATCGGCAGCCCGCTCGCCTTGCGGCACGCGATGTCCGCGGCGCGCAGCTCTTCCGCGAACGTCATGATCGCGAACGCGCTGGCCTCGTGGAGCATCGCCTCGTGGTAGCGCCCGCGCTTGCCGTCGTGGTCTGCGTCGCGACGCAGATCCTTTGCGGCCTGCGCGGCGCGGCGGAGCACCCATCGCATGGTCTGGACGTCGGGAACGAACTTCGGCCGGCCCATTACTCGCCCCTGCACAGGAGTTCGTGCGCGAGCGCCAGCGCGGCGCGGCGAAAGTGATCGTGCGCGGGTGGCCCCATCGTCTCCCCGGTTCGCTCGTCGCGCGCGCTGTCTTTGATCCCGCGCCATACGATGTAGCTCGCCAGATCTGCCAGAGCCGGGATCGGAGCGAACTTGCTTTCGAGCCAACGCTCGACGCGCGCAACAGACGGGGGAGCCTTGATCGGTCTGGTATCGTCGGTGGTAGACATTGCTCCTCGTGTCGCGTTGCTCGTCGTAGCGCTCGGGGGAATCGAACCCGCCGCACCCGAGTTGAAAGCCCGGGACCCTGGCCGCTAGGTGAGAGCGCCATAGCCGCTAGCAGTGTGACCTACCGGGGCAGCCCATCGGAGTCACACCCGCGCTCGCCTTTACAGGGCGATCACTCCTGCAAGGAGTGCGCGTTGCTAGCGGAGCCCGTGGTGGAATCGAACCACTTCGCCCGGGCTACAAGTCCCGGCGTCCGGTCCACCGGACAGGGCAAGAGGCCTGCGGCGGGGAATCGCACCCCGCACCCGTGCTGACTAGCGCAACGCGACGAAGGCTAGCAGCCCGAGCCCAATCGTGGCGCAGGCGAAACTACTGAGGGGTGGCTTGACCATGTAGCTATGACCTCCGCAGGCGCACTCAGGCCACCCGCACAGAGCGTATGTATCCGGATCCCAATCGGGCGGGTAGTAGCTCACGGAGCCTTGTCCAGTGCGGCCACGAGATTAGCGAGCACACCCGCGAACGCGAACTCTGCCGAGCGCGTGTCCTTACAGCAGAGCCAACACCAGCACCCAGGGAGTCGCCGATCGACGGCGACGAGCCGGTTCAGGGAGACGCCGAACCACCACAGATTGAACAGGTGTTCCCGCGCGTCGATTACAACCCAGAGGTTATGTTCCTGCTCGTCGGTGAGAACCACCCCGTCAGGGTAGACGTGGTCGAAGTGCAGCACCTGGCGTGCGCAGGCTCCCATCCGCCGCAGCATCGCGGCCGTGACCTTGAGCCGCTTCACTCTTCCCCCTCCACTATCGCGAGCCACAGTTCACGCGCGACGATCCCCGCGTTGTACGCGTCGAGGTCCGTAGCGCACCCGTCGATCGTCATGATCTCCGCGTAGCTCACCCAGCCGCGCCAGAAATCCAGCGTGTCATCGGGCTCGGGGTCGGGATCCTCGTCGCCATAGGCCGCGAGGTTATAGCCGCGGATGATCCCGAGCCCGCGCTCGACGTAGCCCGCGGTTACGGCCGCGAGTGCCTCCCACTCGTGACGGGTGCGTCGCATGATCTACTCGTCCAATTTCCAGAGAGTCAGCTTGCCGTGACCCTCGCGGTCATATCCGGCCGCCGAGACTTTCAGCCCCCCGCGCTCGCGCAATTGCGCCCACACGGCCGGGATCCTGCGAGGGTCGATCGCTTCCTTCGGGCGCACGGCCGCGATGATATCAACCCCCGTCGCGGGCCCCTTGCGCAGGAAATCGCGCGCGCGCTTCGCTTGGACTCCGATCGGAATCTTGTCCACGCGCGGGCGCGGTGCGGCGCGTTTGCGCTCGTGGTTCGCTCCGTTGGGTTTCTTCGCCGGAGGCTTCGCCGCTTGCGGAGGCGCACGACGCGCGGGCCGAGGAGCGGGCGGAGGCGCGGGCGCAGCGCCGAGCATGGCCGCGAGCCGTTGCGCAGCCTGCTGGTACTCCGCCTCGACGGCCTCAGCCACCACGCGCTCCGCGATCTGGGCCACCACGTCAGGGTCTAACTGTGCACGGATAGCCGATGCGATCCGCTCGTAGAGCAGGCCGGGCTGAGACACGCTGCGCTGATTCTTCCTAGGGACGCGTTGCTTTTGGGTCATGGGGACGAGCGTCCCCGCAGGATGGCCCTCGCGTCAACCGTCCCCGCGGTTAACGTTTGGGTCTGTCCCACAAATGTGGTCCACCCTATAGCCACAGGACCGGGCTCACTGGCAAGGGTTCGTCGTCGAGAAACTCACAAGCCCGCGACACGAACCCCGCTCCGGACGGCGTTTTCTGCTAGGCTCCGCGGCCGGCGATCCGGATGTGCACCGTTTGTCCCACAGCATGCGGGTGAAACCCAAGCGCGCGCCACGTGACCACTCGGAAGTTCGTGCATGACCTCGCGCGGTTCCGCTCGACGTCGCGCGATTCGCTTGACGGATTTTTGGGACAACCCCAAACGCGTACCATGAACGTAACGGCTCGACGGATCGCAATGCGGCGCAAGCGGAAAGGCTGGCGCCAGTCAGACCTGGCCGCGCGCGTCGGCGTCCGCGGGTGCACTGTGGCTGACTGGGAAACGGGGCGCACCATGCCGCGCGCGTCGCGGCTATCGCGCATTGCCCGTGCCCTCGATACCACTGTCTCTTACTTGCTCGGTGTCGCGTGACTGCTGACGAATGGTATGGGCTCGTCGTGGGTCTCCTGATCGGAGGCCTCGCGCTCTTGCCTGCCGTCGTCGGAGCGTTCTCGCTCACGCGCATCGAGCGGAGGTTACCTCCGCCGTGTCACTCCTCGCACCCGCCTCGGACGCGGGATACCTCAAAGCAGGATTTCTAGGGTTCGCAGGCTCAGGCAAGACACACACCGCGATTGAGCTAGCGATCGGTACGCGCGAGCACTTCAAGCTCACCGGTCCGATCGCGATGTTCGACACCGAGACCGGATCGGATTTCTGGAAAGGCCGGGTCAAGGAACGCACGGGTCAGCCGCTCCTCGTGAGCAAGACACGCGCGCTCGCTGACCTGCTCGCGGTAACGCAAGAGGCGATCGCGGCCGGTGTGTCCGTGCTGATCGTCGACTCGATCTCTCACGTATGGGAGGAAGTGCAGCGCAGCTACCTGGCCGCACTGCAAGAGGCGCAACGGGCCAAGGGTCGCGCCCCGACGACGAAGCTAGAGTTTCAGGACTGGGCCGCAGTCAAAGCCAAGTGGTCGGCGTGGCCCGCGTTGTACCTCAACGCCCCGCTACACATCATCGTGTGCGGGCGCGCGGGATACGAATACGACTTCGAGGTGAACGAACGCGGCAAGCGCGAGCTGATCAAGACGGGGATCAAGATGAAAGTGGAGGGAGAGTTTGGGTTCGAGCCCTCCCTCGTCGTCGAAATGGAAAAGGACCGGTCCGACGACGACGGGATCGAGATCCTCGCGCACGTGATCAAGGATCGCTTTGACCTGATCAACGGCCGCAGTTTCAAGCGCCCGACGTTCGCTGACTTCGAGCCGCACGTGCGCTTGCTCAATCCCGCCGGGCACACCGGGGTGGATACGTCGACGAAAACCAGGCACTACGTCAACGAAGGTGGCCGCAACCCCGAGCGGGACGAGCGCGAGATCCTTGCCGAGCGGATCCAGCATGAAATGGTCAAGCGCTGGCCCGGTCAGAGCGCAGCGGACAAGACGCGCAAGGCTATCGCGCTAGAGCGACACTTCGGCACGGGCTCATGGAAGGAGCTGACCGAGCGGATCAGCCTCGATGCCATGCGCGCAGGGCTGGAGTCCCTGTGTAATGAGCCTATCGATGAAAGGGCCGAGTGACACACTCCCATGGTGCGGAGTGGTCATACCAACCGATCAATTGCTCGATCAATTGCTCCGGTCGATAAGGCCAACAGGCGCAAAGAGCGATCAAATGCCCTGTGGACAAACTCAGGCATGCAATGTGCTCTCTGAGATCTCAGATCTGAGATCTCAGATCCCAGATCTCAGACCCCCTATAGTCCCCCATGGGATGGGGGACCCTTCATCGCAATCGATCAGTCGGTCTGACCAAATTCGAACGAACGGACCACTTGACGGATTCGCAGCCATGACCGAGAACACGAAACTCAAGCGGGGCCGGGGCGCGAAAGTCAAAGCGGACGCTGCTAGCCGAGAAAGGGCTATGCCTGTGCTGCACTCACTCAGCCGCTACAACGGTGTGAGTTACTCGGGGACGCTTAAGCACTGCAGTCTGATCTGCGCTCGTCTCGACGAGGGACTGAGCGCGTTGGAACTGCGAAAGGTGGCTTGGTATTGCGCGGTCGTCCTCGGGTGGAAGTCGGATGCGAAGATGTTCCCGTATCTGCGGCCTGAGACCCTATACGGGCCCGAGACAATCTCGCGCTACCTCGACGCGGCGCGGACTGAATACCGCAAGCGATTTGGCACAGACGAGGACGTGTCCAAGTGACCCCGCGGAAGCCTCGGAGTGCGGGTGGCAGTCCAGACACCCCGCCAAATGCACCAGAATCGCGCAGGAGCAACGCTGTGGGACTGGGGGCTATCGGGGTAGGGGGACAGCCAACGTGCAACCTGTGGCCCTGTAGAGACTGTGGCGCGATGGTGCCTGTTACTGCGGTGGCGGAGGCATGGCTCGAACGGACAAACCAAGTGCTCCGGTCCCGCGGCGAAGCCTCAGTGTCTGAACACGAAGTGATGTGGTGTCCCGATTGCGCACGTCAACGCCAGACTCCGCGAGTGCCAGTGTCAGCCCGGGCTGCTAAGGGCAAGAAAGGGGATCACGGATGGTGAGGTTTCACTATAAGTGCGATCGCTGCGCGGTGTGGTACCCGGCGCACGATGGCGCAGCCGTGCACGTGTGTCAGACGCAGACTCTTAGGATCCCCATGGCCCCCGTCGCGACCTCGACGACGACGGCCGCGCCCGCGCTGACGTTTACGTCGTCGACGAGCGGGACGTTTCGATCGCGGCTCGTCGGTGGCTGCAGCACGTGCGCGCGCCCGGTTAAGCCCGGGGAATCTCGGTGTACGTCGTGCAGTGGACAGATCATCCGCAGCGCGCTGCGGGCCGCGAACGATCCCGAGGCGCAGCGGTACCACATCCGCAACGGCCAGGCCGTCGGCCACACCCCGAGGAACATCCGCGCCGAGGTGGAGTACGAGCGTGCGATGCGCGGGCTCGTCAACGTCATGGCCGGTGTGCTCGCTGCACTGGCGTACGAGCATGAGCGCGCGATCGACGTGGCGATCCTCGGAGGGCTGCAGCGGTTCGCCGATCAGCGTCGGGCCGCGTTCGCGCTCGTCGCTACGCCCGAGATGCGCGAGCGGATGTCCGCGGCCTGGACCGCCGAAGTGCGGAAGCGGGTCAAGGCGCTCCCTCCGCCGGGCCCGCGGGTCTACTGCCAACCGGACGACGACGATTAGGGGGGAGGGTCTGGGTTCGTCCCGCCTGTGTAACCGCGTTGGGTGTGCGCGGCCCTGAAACACACCCTCTCTGACCATGACGCCTGATGGATCTCGGGCAGCTACCTCCTAAGTAGTAACGCGTGGGTTCGATTCCCGCCATGGTCACTCGGGCGTAATGCAATCGGTAGCAGCGCGGACTTTGACTCCGTGAGTGACGGGTTCGACTCCCTCCGCCCGAACCTCGGGCAGAAAGGCAGAGTGTGTGAGCGATAAGGAACGGGTTCCGCTAACCATCCTCTTTCAGGCCATTCAAGACATCGTCGACGACGACGAGGCGCTAGGCGCAATGGTGCGGACTGCTGCGCGCGCGATCGTTCTCGCGGTCGTGCGGGCTGAGTTGCAGCGCCGCGAGGACGCGCGCCGCAACGAGGGCAGCCGCGGTGACTAGGTGGGGCGTTCGCGAGGGTGACTGCGTCGACGCGGTTACGGGTATGCCGTCGCTGCCCGATCGCTCGGTCGATCACGTGATCACCGATCCACCCTTTGAGGGTGAGGCTCACGGGATGCAGCGTCGGAGGCTATACGACGATGCGGGTCAGGTGACCGTGGTGGAATCACCGCTGGAGTTCGAGCCCATGACCGAGTCCCTGCGCCTGGACTGTGCGACGCAGTTCGCCCGGCTCGCTCGTCGGTGGGTTCTCGTGTTCTGCCAAGTCGAGGCGGTACACCTCTGGCGTGCGTGCCTCATGGGCGCGGGCCTGGACTACGTCCGCACCATGGTGTGGATCAAGCCTGACGCGCAGCCGCAATACTCGGGCGATCGTCCCGGGGTCGGGTACGAGTCGATCGTGGTCGCACACCAGCCCGGGCGGAAGGAATGGAGCGGAGGCGGACGGGTCGGGGTGTTCTCGCACACGCGACATCGCGAGCCCGATGCCGAGCGCAGCCCGCACCCGACGATGAAACCGCTGCCGCTCATGACCGAGCTAGTCAGGTTGTTCACCGACGAGAACGATCTCATTCTGGATCCGTTCTGCGGGTCGGGTACTACGGGCGTTGCGTGTAAGGCGCTCGGTCGATCGTTTCTCGGGTGGGAGATGAGTCCCGAATACGCCGCACTGGCGAGACGCAGGATCAACGGGGACGAAGTGATCTTGCGCGACTATCAACCTTCTTTGTTCTGAGAAAGGCACATGACATGGGAGACACGGAACTGACTGCGCGCATGCGATCCGAGCTAGTGAGCCTCGGGTTCGCGCCCGCGCACGGGATCGAGGCGGAGTTCGGGCTGCACCATGCGACCCTGCAGGGCTGGGTGCGGTCCAAGCGGGTGCGCTCGGAGTATCTCGGGCGCTTCCTGTGGGTACACCGCGCTGACGTGCGCGAGGCGATGGCCGGGCTGGGTGAGCGCAGGGCGGTACTCCAGGCGCGGATCAACGGACAGCGGGACGTGCGCGCCAAACCGAACGGGGCCCAGAGCTACGCCGCGAGCATCGCTAACGCCGTGCGCGAGCGCGCGCGGGACTCGGAGTCACCGCACGAGGTACCACCGCCGGACACCAGCGCGAGTGATGTGCTCCTCCAGGTGATCCGCGACGTGGTTACCCAGTCTGTCAAGGATGCGAGCGTCCCCCTCGACAAGGTGCGCGAGATTGTCCGCGAGGGAGTGCGCGAGTGCCTCAAGGAAGCGGGTTTCTGATGCCGTACCCGGCTCGCAAGTGCAAGCATACGGAGGCCGTGTGTCCGGTGACGCACGTGGTGATCCGTCCCGACAAACACGATTGCGGTTACGTCGACGAGCGTAACCGACTCCTGCCACAGGCCGAGCGGATCGCGACCACGCGCGCGGACGAGTGGGCCAGCATGCGAGGGTCGTACGCGCAGACAGGGCCCGCGTACCGTCAGCAGTGGGTTCGCGAGTTCAGCGCGGCCATGGATCAACTCTGGGCCGAGCGCGCTGCCAAGGTGAGCAAGTGAGGCGCTTTTCCGCAGCGTGGTTCGTGCGCGCGGCACTCGGTGACCTGGCCGTGTCGCTCATGGCGCACGACTGGCGAACGGAGTTGCGCGTGTTCGGCGAGGACCTGGCCGCAGCGGCGAAGTCATTCGGAGCCACGCTCGTGCTTAGACGGATCCAGCGCGCGCGCGAGGTCAACGCGGCGCTAGGGCTCAAGCAAGACGCGCCGCACCCGTGGGGGAACTGATGGTGTCCGCGCATTCGAGAGCTGACAAATGGCGCCAACGCGCAGAGAGGTGTTCGCGCGGTTCCGCCTCGAAATCGAGGACGACTTCCGCGCCGAATTCACGCACGTGGACTACCGGCGATGGGGCATCCTTGAAGTATGGGGTGTGGGTCGAGTGACGGGACCGCAGCCAAAGCGGCAGCGCCGCGAGGACCGGATCACCGTGTGGCTCAACGGCCAATCACTCGGAGCGTTCACGTCGCGTGACGAGGCCATGGCTTGCGCGCGACGGGCTCTGACTCTTGCGGATGTGGATCTGTCAGATGTCGCGGAGGGGGTGATCAACGGGAGCTGACTGCGGGACTCGAACCCACACGGCCAGGTTGGAAGCCTAGAACGCTACCAGTTACGTCAAGTCAGCCTGCTCTAGTTGCGGGACTCGGACTCGCACCGAGGTCTAAGGCTTATGAGGCCTCCGGGTTAGCTGCTACCCAATCCCGCAGGGGGTAACCGGACAAGTGGAGTGCAGGGAGTGACAGGCACGAGGCCTGACATCGTTACAAGCGATAACCCTACACGAGCGGCCCAGTCAGGGAGAGTGTCTAACATGGGTATGACCAGAAGCGCAGCCCCCACGGAGATCGCCTGCTACTTCGTATCGGGCGATCCGCGGACAAAGGGCTCTATGCGCGTGTTCGGTCCGGGCAGGTTCGCGCCAGCCAATACCGAACTGAAAGCGTGGGAGTCTCACGTGTGCGAGTGCACTCGAACCGCGACTGATAAGCGGGACATCACGGGTGCCGTCAAGGTCAGGCTCCGGTTCGGGATGCGCAGGCCTAAGGGTCACTACCTACCGTCGGGGCAGGTTCGCGATCGCTCTCCCCGCTGGCACACGACGCGCGGTGACCTCGACAAGCTCGTAAGGGCTGTCCTCGATGGGATCACCCTGGCAGGGCTATGGCGAGACGACTCGCAGGTGGTGAGCCTGCACGCAGAAAAAGTCTATGACAGCGAGCCCGGCTGTCATGTATGGATTGGGGGACTCCATGGGTAAGCGTGAGGCCGTGCCGGAGATGACCGTAGCGAGAGCGCGCGAACTCATCCGCGAGGGTCAGGATGAGGTCAGGCGATACCGCGAGAAAGGGCTATGCAGACCACCCGCAACACACGATGCCGTCAACCGGCCCGCGCACTACATCCGGGGAGGGTTGGAAGCGTGGGACGTGATCGCGGCGTTTGGACTTGGGTACCTGCTCGGGAACGTGTGCAAGTACATCCTCCGTGCGGGACACAAGGGGCCAGCGGCGGAGGATCTGCGGAAGGCCCGGGCGTATCTGGACCGAGCGATCGACCGAGCGGAGCAAGGTCTAAGCCTATGACTTGGACTTGCGCGTATTGCGCGCTGGAACTGTCATGCGCGCCCGGGTTCGAACTCCAGCACATGTGCTGTGGGGTCTACTCGCGGCTGTGCGCCGAGTGCCTGCAGCGGCCAGGCTGGTGCGCCAAGAGCGTGCAAGACAGGCGCGCGTACCTGAGGGGTAAGCACCAATGCCGAGCGTAGCGGAGAGCAGGATCAGCCGAACCACACAGATGCTGACCGACGAGGATCTCGTGCTCCATGGCGCTCGGTGTGAGTGCGGTTGGGGCGTGAGCGAGCTAGCGAGCCTGTCTCGGACGTACGACTCACAAGCCGCTTGGCTACGCGTGCGCGCGGCTGTGCAAGACCACGAGCGCGAGGGGTGCCATGCAGACGGAGGCTGACGCCGCGTGGTTTTGTTCGCGTAAGAAGCGCTACTCGACGCGCAGGCACGCGAGCGCGGTAGCTAGCGAGGCTCGGGCGAGTGGATCGCCCAGGCTCGTGGTCTACGCTTGCCCTGTGTGCGACGGGTGGCACTTGGCCAAGCGGAGCGAGCGCTAGTGACGGACTTCGACTGTAGAACGCGTGCGGCCCGGTTCGCCGAGTGGGCCACGAGGGTCACCGCGCCGATGGCTACCAGCTTCCTCTTGCTCTGTGTCTTGCTCGGTGCACTGCTCTACGCCTGTGAATACAGCGCGAGGCAAGAGGCCTGCGAGGAGCGAGGTGGAGCGTACGTCAACCGTCAGGGCTGGTACGGGGCGTGTGTCGAGCCACGGGACGAGCGCTAGCGTTACGGAACCAACCCTCTCTTACGCAGGATGTCGTATGCAGCTAGGGCAGCCTCGCGACGCGTGAACCCGGGCGGATCTTCCTCGGTACCGCCATAGCAGCTACAGCGTGGCCAACCGAGCCCAGTGCGGAACGGATGCGGCACTCGCGGTGGTAGCTGCACAGGGTCACGTGCCCATCCGCATGCACACGCGTGTGGGTAACACCAGAGGGGTTATGGTAGCTGTAGCCGGCTGCGTCTAGCTCGTCGGAGACAAGCTCGTCGCACCAGGCACAGGGCAGGTCTGGCATGGTTCGTGTCTTACGACGCTAGGCAAGGGTCGTGCCATCCCCACGGTGATCAAATCCGACGTTGGGTCAGGCCCAAGCGCTCG